CCAGTTCACACCGTTATAAGCAGTGGGCATTAACCAATATGCGATAGTCCCAGATGATGAAATTACTGAGCTTCGTTATTTTGCTCTGTGTATATTCGCACAATTTCATCATCGGCAGGCATCATTACTGCTGCCTGTCCATCTTCTTTGACTATACCTATTGTTTCTCCATTTTCAACTCTTGCGAAGAGTTCATCAAAGTTTTTTTCCCATTCCTCAATTGTAAATACTTCCATCAAATCTCTCCTGCTACTGTTAAATTTGCATATTCAATCTGATCATCATTAAGATGAGAAGTGCAAACTTCTAGCACATTCATAAACTGCTCAGCAGTTTCACATTTTACCATTTTTTCATCTCCTGCATCGCTGAAGAGGAGAAAAGAACGAGTACAGACATCAATGACGACGCCAGCAACATAAGTTTCGTTCATGTGCTTGTCTTGACTACCCAGATATTATAACGTATTTGAGGTGGGTAGTCAAGGGTGTTACTGAAATGTAAATTCAAACCACTCAATTGTTTCAACATACGTGTTACCATTGGAGTCATCACCCTGCCAAGTCTGACTCTGGTTATGATTTTTCTTAAAAACTTTTATATAATATTCACTATAATTTGGAACAAAGAACTGAAGTTCAATTCTAAGTTTATCTGCTGAATTTGTTCCATTATCTCTAAATCTAGCAACTTCCACGTCATCTACATATGCAATCGCATAAGATCCAGAAATATCATTAGTAGACAAACCTCTAGCAACTCTGTCTATCCCCGGTACGGCACGAACAAGAATTAATTTACCTGTATTATTTGTGTATATTCTTTTTGCCTGTTCTATGTCAGTATCACTAGTATCTCTATAAAGTCTATTACTTGTTTCATCACTCCAGGTTCCGCCAACAGCAAATGGTGTAATATCAAAAGTGATATTAGTCCAGACTCCATTTTTTCTAAGATGTACTGCCATTATTGTAATTGAAATTTAAATTCTGACCAAGCAAATGTTTCTACAGCGTTTGGATAAGTTGTATTATCTGACCAATGATTATCATCAGAATCATACAATTTAATTATGTAACTATATCCAACAGGTACAAAAAATTGTGGATTTAAAAACAAATATTGTGTGTTTATACTACCGTTATCTCTAATGTTAGCAACTTCAGTAGTTACATTTTGTGGAGAAGTTATTGATGCAAGAATGTAACTTCCTGCAATAAGTTCCTTTGCATTATTGCCACTACCAATTGATGCATTTCTATCTATACCTATTGTGGCACTAACATGAATAAGTTTGGTTGTATTATTTGTATATGATGTATTAGCAACTTTTTCGGTCGTTTCACCAGGTCCATAATACTCATAACTACCCGTTACAGTATCAGAAATTCCTGTAGGATTTGCAACTAATTTCCAAGTGTTTCCTTCTCTAACTCTTATTGGCATTTTATTTCTTTAGGTTCCAAAAGGTTTAATTCTCCATGCAATGCCTGCAGGATTGGTATCCCAAATATTTGAATTTGGACTATTAGTTACGGTTGCAACTAATGTATGCGACCCAATACTTACACTTGATAATGTAACAGAGCTAGGTGGATCATTTGTCCATGTTGCATCAGCTTCAACAGCTGATGCAACTTGTGTTCCATCAAAAGTTATGCTTCCAAAATCATCTATACCATATTCTAATGTGTAATCGCCTGCTTTTGTGATATTTATTGTGTATGTTGTTGAGTATGCTTGACTAAGTGTTCCAACATTTCCAGGTTCATGCCATACTGCAAACTCCTCCATAAAATCTGACCATCCCGTCGCAGTATTGGCGGCATTGATTATAGCTGTTGAGGGTGCTTTACCACAACGCTGAAAATTATTACTATTAGAATCTAATGAAGTAAAATTATGATCTGGAGTTTTCAAATTAATACCAAATTCATTCCAAGAAAGTGTGGAAATTCTACTATTATTACCCCAATCAGATAAACTGCTATTATACAGTTTTACAATATACTTACATGATGGTGGAACAAAAAATCTTACATTTAGATAAAGATTTTCTGCATCTGCTGTTCCATTATCTCTCACTCTAGATATATTAGTATAGTTTGAAAGATTTGTTCCAGTTTCACCTGGGTCAGATACATATACCCAAGCACTACTACCTGCTGTTACGCCATTACTATCATTACCAATTGTCTTAACTCTAAAAATTGCACTTACATAGATTAATGATGCTCCATTAGTATAATACGTATCATGCTGTTTACTGGTAGTTGTCCAAGATCCATCAAGACCATCAGGAGAAACTGTGCTGTTAATTTCTAAATCAACCCATTCACCATCAACTCTAATTTTAGTTCCCATTATAATTTTTTTTCTTATATTTATTTAAGTATACAAGCGAAAGTGTAATGTTAAAAGGATTTCATGTTTGTACAAATAGCAAATTTTGTGGAGATTGGAGTATTAATGGTAATAATTGTGTAATTAATTTGTTTTACTTAAAACCTTTTCTTCTTGAAGAACGTTTGACAATAATAAAGCACTCAGAAATTGCATATAAAGGAATTTCCAATCAAAAAAGATATGAAAAATGTGATACATCATTTCCAGGAATAGTTTGTGAATGTGAAAATCCACTCAATTTAAAATATAGATTGATAGATGGAAATCACAGAATGGTAAAAATGAAAAATAATAACATATATGAAAGTTTATTTTACGTAATTAAGAGGGAGGAGTTTCTAGACTCCCTTCTTCACAACCACCCAATAATCGAAAACCAAAACTAAATCTATCACAATCACTTCCTACACAGTGCCAGAAATATGGTTTTTGTGCTCTATTTTTAAACTTTCTAATAGTAAATCCACAATCATCATAATCTGTTACAACTTTCTCCCCATCATAATATCTAAAAAATGAAACACCTGTTGAATATGTAACATAAAGTGTATCAGATGCTGTATTATAATTTGTATGCCATCCCATATATCCAGTCTTAGGATAATAAAAAAATCCACTTGTTCTTATCTTCCTATTTGGAAACAATGATTTTATTATTGGTTTTATTCTAATAACATGTTTTCTTGGAAAATGGACTAAATTTTTATTACCTGAAGTGTCAAGAATAAGATTCTTTGATTTAATCGAAATTAATTTTTCTTCGGAAATTTCATTCTCCCATTCAGGAAAAAATTTAGATTCACCTTCTCCATCTCTTCTAACAAAATAATTTATTTCATCAAAGTTTATATTATCTTCTAATTGTTTTTGCAGAGATGCTGTTACTTTTATTCTGGATGCTCTGGCCATGTGACATTACGAGGTTCTGATATATTTGCAGGTAAATCGCGTAGTTCTTGTCTATATTTTTGATATGAACTCTTAATTCCTACAGGAATGTCTCCTAATTGTGACCAATCAGTTTCTGCTAAAAGCCCATTTCTCATATTTCTTAGACCCTGCCAACGTTCAGCAGTTGTGTAAATATCTGTCTTTACAAAATTTCCTCCGACATAACTATCTCCTATTCCTATGTTAGTAGTATCTAAAAGAATTGCGATAGAACCATCTGGAGGAGACCAGTTGTTAGTATCTCCATTCCATTCTACTACATTAGTAATTGTTTGATTTTCTATAATTGCATAATTTGCCATTTTAATTACCTCCTTTAACCATATTCATAAACAATAACTATACCAGCAGTTCCAGAATTTCCAGAACCTCCATAATACGTAATATCATCTTGATTATCAGCCGAATATCCATATGCACCATCACCCCCATGACCTCTATGTTGAAAGTGTGATGATCCTCCAGCAGCAGGACTAGATTCGCTATCATTACCACCAATAACTCGTGTACTAGCTCCACTCATTCCAGTCAAATTTGCCTGTCCATTTGATCCACTTCCTCCTGAACCACCACCAGTAGCAGTTGATCTATATCCACCACCACCTGTTATTGTAGCACCAGTGCCACTAGGATTGAATGTGGTACTTCCACCATTACTACCATTACTGAGATTCCAACCACTACCTCCACCACTACCTCCACTACCTCCACTACCTATCGTTATAGAGGCACTGCTGCCCATTTGTGTAGAATTATATGCACGGATAGCAGTGCCCCCACCACCTGCACCACCAGTAGGTGTACCACCACCAGAACCTCCACCACCTCCAGTTGCATAAACAATAAAACGTGTAGCACCACTAGTTGGAGTATATGTAGTGTTACTAGTAAATTGTCTGACCTTTAATGTTGACAGTCCACCTTCGGAAGGAGTAGTCCAAGTAATATTTGCTCCACCACCACCAGAAGTTAATACTTGACCAGGAGTTCCATAGTTAGCACCACCAAGACCAATTTCTCCATTTGGTCCAATACGAAGTCTTTCTGCATTATTTGTTGCAAATCTAATATAAGTATTTTCAAAATTCCATATTTGAGCACCACTACCATTATATCCAAATCTTGCTCCATCACCAACACCAGTTCCAGTTGAGGTATCTCTCAACTGAATTTGAGAACCAGTACCAGCAGTATTGGTGATTTCCATCATTTGAGCTGGAGAAGCAACTCCAACTCCAAGTTTACCATCAGAGGTTATGCGAAGTCTTTCTGAAAATGTTCCATCATTATTTTCATTAGCAAAAAGGAAATTATTTGCATTATCTGTTCCTACATATACATCATATGGACAGTTATTTCCAGCAAATTGAAGGACGTAGTTATTATTTGTACTTCTTATATTTGCAAGTACGTTAGTCCCAAGAACGTCCAATTTATATATTGGGTTATCAGTTCCAATACCAACCAAACCTAAATCAGTAACATTAAAAGAACTATTACCTGTGCCTACTTGCAACCTATTATCAGGTTGTGTTGTTCCAATACCAACGCCTTGTCTTAAAATTCTAAACTGTGCTACACCACCATCATCAGGATTTAAATATGAATCATTATTGAAATCATGTGATTCATAATCTTCAGGTGTATCACCTGATGGTGTTGATGATCCAGAAAAAATTCTCAGGAGAATAAATCCATCATTAAAGTTGGTTAACGTACCACCTCCATCAATATCATAGGCACCATTTCCAATAGTGATTGTTGCATTTGTTTGAGTGCCTGTTGGATTTTGATTTATTGTTATTGCACCAACTTGAATAGATTCAATAAATGATCCTGCAGGAATATCCGTTCCACTAACAGAAGCACCAATACCTAATGCCTTAGTGGATGTAGAAGTAGTAACTCCTGATATAGTTTTTGATGCTGCACTATAAGATGTATTAGTATTTTCTATACTATCATATTTCGACATAAACTGTCTAATTGATGTATTGTCATTTCTAGTTGCTCTTGATGACCATACATTCGTTTGAGTGCCAATTAAATCAGCAATATTAGAGTAATATCTAAAGAATAGTAATGTGTCTGTATATGAAACTATACCATCACCATCTAAATCAAAAATATCATAATTATCCCAACAATAATCATAAACTAAAGCATCTGTATTTCTTGTTGCATTATTGGGTACAACACCGCTGGTAATTTGAGTCCCAATCTGAGGACTCAATTGTCTGGTGTAACCACTAGGTATATACCATTCAAATACTTGTGTGGGTTGAATTACAAGAAAGTCGTTTACACTACTATCTTTAACACTAACAAAACCGTCAGAATTTATACGGAGTCTTTCTGTACCCTCTGTTGTAACTTTAAAGTGACCATCAGAACCTGTGTCTACAACTTCTGCTGATGTATTTCCTTGAGTTATTTTATTAGTGGAACCAACACCACTAGTCTTATATGAAATATTAATTTCACCATTTGTAAAGCTTTGACCACTACCAGTATGGTTAGCAAGCACTCTTATTCTGGTTATTTCAGCATTATTACTGATTGAATCTAAATTACCATAAGTTTGACATGCACTACTACAATCTTCGCAATCGTTAGAACTATTGTATCTTTTAAATTGTCCAATCTGAGTATAAGTCTTAGATGGACTTGTTTTAAACAGATTGATAATCATGGAACCAGTAAAACGGTTACCGGCAGAATCTGTATCATTGACATTATGAATTGGGAATCCATCACTAGCAGAAACATCAGTAGTCCCATTTTCCGCTTCAGAAGAAGCATAATATCCAGTGTTAATCCAACCAGAACTTGTTCCCAATTGTACTAACAGATGATTAGTATCATCTGAGATTCCAACCTCACTGAGCATTAATGTAATTTCTTTTGCACCTGCAGGAATATCAGTAAATTCTACTGATGTTCCAGTTGCCGTTTTTGGTGATAATAATTCAATTCCACCACCACTAGAACCAGAACCACTTGTTGCACTGTGCTTGATGATATAGCAGAGAGCATAATATGGTGGAAGGTTTTTATTGGTTGACCACCTCCTGTGTAATTGTTCCCACCGTATTGAGGAATATCATAGACACCATCTCCAACTGTCATTGTAGCAGAGTTGTTGGGATTTGTTCCGTGATTATGACTCGGTATCTCAGCAATTGTTAATGTATGAGTAGCAGCACCACCAGTAGAACCAACACCGACACCAGGATATGTTCCTGTTCCACTAATATCACTAGCACCAACAATAAATCTATCTCTTAAATCAGGTACATAAGTACCAGTAATTGCTGAAAGTGTTGCTGTTTGTGCTTCAAGACCATCACAAAGTTGGTATTCATTAGGAATGGTAGCAACAGAACCAGCCCAGGCAACAATAGTTCCTACAGGGTCTGAACTACCACCAGAACCACCAGAAACAGTCTGCCATGTAGGAGCACTAGATGAACCATTAGAAGTTAATACTTGACCAGAGGTTCCATAGTTAGCACCACTAAGACCAATTTGTCCAGAAGGTCCGATCGCAAATCTTTCTACACCACCAGTAGAATCTACAATTCTAAATCTACCCGAATCAGAACTTGATGATCCATAAACATCAAGTTCAAAAGCAGCAACATCATCTACTGCTCTATTGAATACTACAGATCCACCTTCATTAGAATTATCTTGTCTATGTATTTTTGGACCACCAATATCAACAGAAAATTTTTCCGCAGCATCAATTTCTACAGTGAATTTAGATTCAGTTGCAGTATCAATTATTTCTGCTTTTGAATTTCCTTCAGAAATCTTATCTGTAGTACCAACACCAACACCACCACCACTACTAGGAGGTGTGAATTCTACCCATTGTCCATTATGCCGTACTTTTATACCCATTTTATATTATTCTTTCCTGTATTTATTGTCATGCTGTAATTTCCGTAAGAGTCATCCAAGATTTTGGTGCTTCTACAGTGTTAGAATCACTATAATTTACATATACAGTACCATTATTATTTTGGTAAAGGGCAATTTCAGTTGAATATGTTATAGTACCAGTTGTAGCTGGACTATCCAAATACTCTACCCTACTTCTATTATAATAATTACTGTAATCACTAGTAGTATTATTAACAAGACCAAAATCATATGGACCAATATTATTAGTCACTGGTGTATAAATTGCTTGAGTGCCTCTTTTTATCTTTATACCATGAATTGAAAGATTCCCAAATCCATTAGAATGATATACTGAATGTTCAAATGAAACCATAATTTTATTAGATGCTGATCTGGGTTTGATAGATGCCTGAAGACCAGTACTTACATAAGTTGATGAGTTTGAAGATACTTGTCCAGTATGAACAACACGCACAACCTGAACAATACCTCCCATAGCATTGCTCTGTAAACCATCTTGTGGTTCTATTCTATCTACCTTGATTGTACTCATTATGCTGATACCTCCATAAGAGTTATAGATGAA